GCTTTATTCCTCTTATGAAGAGGTGGAGCGGAAACTTTCACAACTTAACAAGATAAAACCAGATGACATAGACGTTGAAATCGGACTGAAGAATAACCAGATTTCAGAGATTATGGAGTTTGTAGATTTGATGGAGTTTGACAAACTGGAAGCGATAGAAAAGCTGAACACAGCGCATCAGCTTCTTGACGAAATAGAAACCGCCATAAAAGAAGCAAAGCCGAAACGAAAGTAATAAATAAAATCAAGAAAAATCTTGACACAATACACGTTATGTGATAGTATGTAATTAAAGAGAGAGAAAGAACAAAGGCCACATTAAAACAGTGGCAGGAGCAAGTGAATGGCTGATAAATACTGTTTAGTCGGTGTTAACGGAAACGCTTTCGTAGTTATGGGTTATGTCAGCAAAGCTATGAGAGAGTGCGGATTTGAAAAATCGGAAATTGACGCTTATGTCAAAAAGGCAACGAGCGGAGATTATGACAATCTTCTTTGCGTGTCGATGGAATACGTTGACAAGTGTAACGAGAGGGTTGAATAAATTAAAAGACGGTGCAGATTATTCAATGCACCGCGAGGAGAAATTATGACGTTAGAAGAAAGAATCAGGTTGTATCTTTCGGAGAAAGAATTACAGAGAAAAGGGGGTAAATGATGATAGGGTACAAGGCATTTGACAAGAATCTTTACCTGCCAAATTGGAATAATGATATATTCAAGCAGATAAGTGGGATTGACGCAGAAGCGGAAATTGCAAAAGAAAACGAATAAAAAATTATAGGGCAGATGAAATATTCTGCCCTTTTTTGACATTAAATAAATAATCATGCTATTATATGGGTACATCTTAATTTAGGAAGTACCTACATGGCTTTTGAAAGAATCAAGAGTTTAATTAAGCGAACTTGGTCATCTGCTCCGAGTTTGGCAAGCAGAGAGTTGCTTGAACTGTTCCATACCAATGGGCGGTTAGACGGCTGTAGAATTATCGCAAACAAATGCGCAAGCACTGAATTATTTCTTTACGACAGGGCGGACTACAGAAAGAACAAAAACAATGCGGAGATTGTCGAGGATAACGACATCTACGAACTATTGGAGAATCCTTGCCCTAATTTCCGTGAGATAACAGGGTATCACGTTAAATATTTCGTTATCGCCTGTTATGCGCTTGTCGGTGAGGGTTTTTTGCTTAAAATCCGTGACCCGAACGGAAAAGTCATATCATTAACACCGATGTCGCCTAGTTGGGTTGTCAAGACACCTACTGATTATTCGGGATATTGGGAGATTTACCCATACGGAACTCTGGGCGGTAACTCAATCGTTGTTCCTAACAATGACGTTATCTGGTTCAAAGATGTAAATCTTTTAGACCCATTCGGACGTGGAAAGGGAACTGCGGAAACGATAGGCGATGAAATCCAGTCTGATGAATACGCTTCAAAGTACGCAAAGAATCTTTTCTTTAATGACGCAACACCGTCTGCGATAATTTATGCGCCTAACGGCAACAAAGAAACCGCTGACCAGATAAAACAGTCTTGGTTGCAGAAAATGGCAGGATTCAGGCACGCTAAAGAGCCTATGGTTTTAACTGGCGAGGGGTCGAAGTTCGAGAAAATTTCACAGACACCTACGGAACTTGATTTTGTGGAATCGAGAAAGTTTTTACGTGATTCAGCGAATCAGCAGTTCCACATTCCACCTGAAATCATGGGTATTCTTGAAAACTCAAACCGCTCAACGATTGATTCAGCTTTCTATCTCTTGGGGAAAAACGTCCTTCCAGACTATCTTAGAATGTACGAGCATACCCTCAACGTTCAGCTTTTGTGGGAAGATTTCGACAAAGACAAAAGATACATACTGCACCATGAAAACACGATTGAGGAAGATATTCAGCAGAAACTCCAGATTGCAAATGACGGACTTTCGAGGGGTGTTCTTACGGTTAACGACTGGCGCAAGGCTATGGGATATGAGCCTGACGAGAAGGGCGGTGACGTTTACTTACGTTCGTTCGGGGCGGTAGAAGTTCCGTTCAATTCAGAGCCGATAGAGTTGCCAGATACAGAGCCTACGGAACAAGTCGAGTTGCCAGAAACTACGGAAGAAACACCAGACGAAGAGCCTGAAAAGGAACTTTCTGAATCAGAGTTCAACGCTGTAAAGTCGGTTTATTCGCATAAGTACAAGATACTTGACACGGAAGCCGACAAAGAAAGACGTGCTAAAATCTGGAAAGTCTTTGACGCAAGGGCGAGAAGCATTGAAGAGCCGTTCAAAAAAGGAATGATTAAGGCTTTCGACAAGCAGAATGAACTTGTGAATAAAACCATAATCGAAGCGGTTGATAACAACAAAGATGTCGGAACTGCGATTGAAAGGCTTTACGATAAGAATATGGACGAAGCATTGAAGCATACACTTGCGAGCGCATTTATAAACGGCTTGACGGTAGGAGCGGAACACGGACAGGAACTTCTTAACAAAAAATCAGCGAAAGAGATTTCTGAAGCCGTAAGGCGGTTTTTCAATGCTTGGGTCGATTCCTACGGACTTGAACTCTGCAAGGATATGAACAGAACTACAAAAAACAAACTCCGTAAAGTGCTTTCTGAATCTATTTCAGAGGGTGACGGACTTGCGGAGCGGAAAAAGAAGCTTATCGAAGCGTCTGACGGAATGTTCGCTGATGACAAGAAATGGCGGGCGGAACTTATCGCACGTACAGAATCATGCACTACGATGAACGCAGGCGCAACTTCACTTTTCAAGGCAGAGGGAATCCAGTATAAGGAGTGGATTTCCGTGAAAGATGACCGCACTCGTGACGCTCATTTGATTATGGACGGTGTTGTTGTTCCGATTGATGAAAAGTTTGAAGTACCAGAAACAAGCCAGAGCGAGGGTGCATTTATGGATTACGCAGGCGACCCGACAGCACCAGTAGGACAGGTAGCAAATTGTAGGTGTACCGTTTCGGGTTTTGTTTTAATGTAGGGGGATAGATGAACGCTAAGACCATTAAGAAGATAAGGAAAGAACTTAATGCGAAAGAAAAAGAAGTCGTGAACGGAGTTTTTGACTACTTCAATAGTCTGCCGTTTGTTAACAGATGTAAATTAGCCTTTCGAATGTTGAGGGGTAAATTATAGGGGGATTCCATGATAAGAGATATGACCAATATGCAGAATTATCATTCTGTGATATGCAATACTGCCGACATCAGCGGTGATTCCGCACCGTTGGTAGAAGTTGCGACAAATGCGGAATGGGCGCACGGTTCAAAAGCGTATGACGTTGAAACTGCCGTGCTGTATATGTGGGATAAGGCGAACGAAGTCTGGATTGCGCAGAACGTTAGCCCGATAGGAGATTAAGCTATGAACACTATGTATCAGAAATGCGCTGTAGCAGGTGATATTACACAGGCAATTGACCGCAGGGGTTGTTGGAGCGTTGCGATTTGTATCATAGGCGGTACGGATTCAACGGCCGTGAAGTTGCAGAGTTCGGAAACACCGGACGGTGTTTATACCGATTATCTGACTTTAGTTCCTGCGAGCGAAGCGGACGCTGACCAGTATCTTGGTTTTGTCGTTGATTTGTACGGAGCAGGGAAGTTCATCAAGGTAACAGGAGCGAAGCTTGCGACAGCGGTTCTTGGTGACTGTGACCATGACGTTAAGGGAATCGCTATCAAGAAAGGCGAAGTTCCAGAAACTTACGACTTGCAGAACAACAAGGCTGCTACAATCAACGTATCGACCTATACAGAGCCAGTCGAGATTACACCGACATCTGGAAAGGACGCAATGAAGAAAGCTACAATCACGCTTTCGAACATTCCTACGGTGGAAGCTTCTAAGGCGATTTCCGTTGACGTATCGACTTACACAGAGCCGATTGAGATTGAGCCGACAGAGGGCAAAGACGGAATGGCTAAGGTCGTTCTTACTTTGACTAACATTCCAAGCTAAGAGGTGACAAAATGAAACTTGAAAAAGGGAAAACCACAAAGAAAGATTTGCCGATAGAAACAAAAGACATCGGGGAACGTACCGTACAATTCACGATTTCAAAAGAGGTCGTTGACCGTGACGGAGATATTTTGAGGGCAACAGGTGTTGACTTCACGAACTACATGAAGAATCCTGTTTTTCTTTCATTCCACAACAGCCGTGAGTTTCCGCTTGGTAAAGTCACTAAGTTTTGGGTAGAGGGGAACAGTGTAAAAGCAGAAGTTTATTTCCCTACGGTCGAGGAACTTTCAACGAATCCAGAACAGGCAAGCGAGAAAGCGAAACTTGTTGATTTTACGTATCATTGCTATAAAACAGGTATGCTCAACGCTGTATCTGTAGGCTTTATCCCGATAGAGTGGAAAGAAACGAAAGACGGTTGGGATATTCTGAAATGGGAACTGTTGGAGTTTTCAGCGGTTGCCGTACCTGCGAATCAGGACGCTATTGCGGAAGCTGTGAAAAGTTTCGGAAAGGATTTTGCGAAAGAGTTTGTATCGGTCGAAAAATCAGGGCGCAAGATTTCAGCAGAAACAAGAGCCGTACTGGACAAGATGAAACTTTGCGGAGATAAACTCGAAGAGTGCGAGCGCACACTGAAAGCCTGCCGTAAGGAACTGACGGAACTTCTTGCGGAACTCGATGACAACAAACCCGATGAAGAGCCAGAAGAAAAGCCTGATGATAAACCAGACGAAGAGCCTGACGATGACAAGGACTTCGAGATAATCGAAACGGACGATTTCGAGGTTATGTAAGAATGACCGCTCCAAAAAGGGGCGGTTTTTTTATGCTAAAATATTTCTGTAAATATATTGACAAAACAAAACAAAAGATATAGAATAAATTATAAGAGAGAGAAACAAAGACCAATTAAAGGATTGGCGAAAGGAGTTAAAATGAAATCTTTTATTAAGTATTGGCAATCAGACGTTGACGAAAAAGAACTTGAAATAGTCAAGGTTTATGTTTCACCAGAAGAAAGAGGAAAAGGCAAGGGAACAGAACTTGTTAACTCTGCGATTGAGTATGCGAAAAACAACGGATATGAAACAGTAAGTCTTTATGTATGTGCAGATGAAGATGATGTTATGAATGATGAACAGTTGATAAACTGGTATAAATCATTCGGGTTTGAATCTGACAGCAATGACGATTGTCTTATGACGTTAAAAATATAATTAAAAGGGGGTGGGAATTATGACATTCGAGCAGAAAAGAGAATTATGGCAAAAGGTTTTTCTTTGCAGACAAAATGCAAAAGTTGCGGAGAAAAAGGGCGATATACTGATGTATACGTTCTACACGAACGCAAGCAACGGATTCAAGGAGCGTTTCAGGAATGACGGTAAACGGAGAATCTTGCAGAGCCGTTGAGATTAACGGAAAAGTCTATCATTCAGTTCAAGAGATGATAGAGCGGATTTGTGAACTCGAAGAGCGTACAGAAAAAATGAAAAACTGCAAAAATTGCGCAAATTATAAGCTTACTGGAGTTTGCGGTGGATTTACGCAAATTGGAGTTTGTAATAAATGGGAGTTGAGCAATGGAAGAAAAGACTGAAAAAAAGTATGTCGGCTACGGCTATCATGGTGGCGGTCGCAAGCGCAAGGGGAGCGAAGCACGGAACGTTACCATGTCGATTGTCTGCACGGAATCGCAGAAAGCGAAGATAAAGGCAGACGCAAAATACTACGGTATGTCGATTTCGGAATACTGCACGAAACGACTGCTGAACGTAATGTAATTCAAGACCGCTCTTTATGGGCGGTTTTTTAATTTAAAAATCTACTCTTAAATTAACTCGTAAATATCTCGTATTTTTCTCTTAATTTTAACTTTTTTGACAAGTGTTTTTTTCTTTGCTATGATAGCAGACATAGGAGATTCTTGTATGAAGAAAAGAACGTACAATCTTGTTGTCGGAATTGCAGGCGGTTTGTCTACAATAGCAATAGCGGTAGTTACTTTTTTCAATCCTGCGTATGCAACGGCAATCAATACCTCTATCGGTATAGGTGCGACGGCCGTTGTTGAGATTTGCGCACAGTTTGTAAAAGAGTAACCCAGTACCGCCTTTCGGGGCGGTTCAATCTTGAAACATGGCGAAAGTACCGCCTTGAAATATCGCAGAAGAACTGCAAAAAAATACACTTTCACATAGGAGAAAGAAAAAATGAAAATGGAAATGTCAGACCTTGAACGTATCATAGACGAGCGTTCGAAAAATCAGGCAGAGCAGGTCGCAAAGGACTTGCAGAAAAACTTGGGTGCGACTGTTTCACAGGCACAGATTGACGAAGCGGTGAAGAAAGCTATAGCTGAAATCAACGCTAAAGCTGAAAAAGATAAGTCTGAAAACATCGCTTATCTTGAAGCTTTCAAAGAAGCCGTATCTGGTGACGGAAATGTAAAGGTTAAAGAAACGCCTGTCACAATAGTTAACCAGATGATTGCGTCTGCCGCTTCTGCTATGGGCAAGAAAGAAGCTCACAACATCTTGCAGGTAGACCCTAAAGACATTGCGGAGCAGGCAAAGAAAGATTTCCCATATTCTAAGGCTCTTCACAAGATTCTTGACCAGAAAGCACTTAACGCAGGAACACCGAGCGAGGGCGGTTTCACAGTTCCGCTTGCTTTCAGTGGTGAGTATATCGAAGCTCTTGTGGCTAACACTCTGATTGACAAGCTTAACATCAGACGTGTTCCGCTTATTAACGGCAATCTTTCAATTCCGAGAATGGACGCTTCTTCAAGAGCTTCATGGATTGGTGAAGCTAAACCAGCAGGAAATACAGAACCTGTTTTCGGTGAAGTCAATATGAGGGCAAAGAAACTTTCTGCTCTCGTTCCGGTTTCAAACACACTGCTCCGTACATCGGGCGTAAACCTTGAAGGTTGGGTTGCAGAAGATTTGATTAAGAACACAAAGACAGAACTGGACAACGCTCTTCTTAACGGTTCTGGTTCACAGTATATGCCACTCGGACTTGCTAACAACTCTGCTATCCAGACAGCAGGAAGTTCAACAACCGCACTTGCTATCACAATGCCGAATGACCTTGTAGCACTCTTACAGCAGGCAAACGTTCGCCTAGAAAACGTTCACTGGCTGTTCAATCCTATCGGTGAATCATGGATTCGCAATAAGGCTTTTGCATCTGGCCCGTTCGCATGGTCAGACGAAATGTCACGCACTGGCAAACTCCGTGGCTATGACTTCCATGCTTCAAGTACAGTTAAGTACACGAAAGAAACCGCTCCGACAGCAGATTACGCTGATTTCTGGCTCGGTGATTTCGCTGAAATGATGTTCGGTATCGCACACGACATCACGATTGAAATGACCCGTGACGGTTCTTACACTGTCAACGGTCAGTCTGTCTCGGCGTTCGAAAATGATTTGACGCTGATTCGCCTGATAACAGAGTGCGACTTCGCTTGCAGACAGCCTAAAGCGTTCGTACACGGTACTTACAGCGAATCCTAACGGATAAAGGTTCTTCGAGGGGTGAAAGTCCGCTTCATGCGGTGCGGTCGTAAGACCCTAGCCCCTTGAAAGTGCTTTTTAACAAACTTAATAAAAGAGGTGATTGAAATGACACGTTCTAAACTTTTCGAGCAGGTCAAATACGTAGCTTGCGGAAACACATACTTCGCAAAGGGCGGTGCTAACTCCGTTATCATCGTTGCAAGCGCAGGAAGCAAGAAAATCCAGACTTGCGACACTTCGGGCGGTTCTTATGAGGATTACGCTTCACTTGACGCAGGAGTTAACAACATCGACATTTCAGGCGCAAAAGCGTATCTGAAAACAGATGATTCTAGTGCGGTCGCTATTCTTGGTGATTTCGGTGTTGACCCTGTTTCAAACAGCTAAGGCGGTGCGGTCATGGATTTGTTGTGCAAATTAGCGGACGTTAAGACCCTTTTGGGGATAACCGACACTACGCAAGATGACAAGCTTAACCTGATGATAAAATCGGCAAGCGCCAAAATCGAAGCTTACATCGGGTATTCTCTCGGAATGGGTTCATACTCCGATGAGATGCACGCTGTCAATGACCGTCAGCTTTTGCAGTTGAATCACTTTCCGTTGCGGACAGTTACGAGCGTGACACGCAACGGAGAGCAGATTGACGATTGGAAGATTTTCCCAGAGTACGCACGTTGGGGAAGATTGTACCGTGGCAACGGTTGGGGCGGAGATATGTACACGAGGGGATTCACGCATGACGTGGTTTCGGGTGTATGGGAATATTCTGTATCTTACACGGCAGGGTATTATCTCCCTAACGACAATTCATACGTAGAGGGTGCTGAAAACTCTTTGCCGTATGACATCGTTGCGGTTTGTATGGAATATGTCTGCTTGAAGTACAACTATGACACAATGGGTGCAACAGGGTTGAAGTCACATTCAGAGGGTCATATTTCGGAAAGCTACGGCGATGATTCGAGCGATGTAGGACTTTCCGAGAGCGCAAGAAAAGCACTCGATAAATACATCTTCTACGGAGTTGCGTAATGGTTCGGTTTCAAAATGCGGTCGTGACAATCCTACAGGAAAGCACTACTCTTGACGAATCGGGCGATTACATAGCTGAATGGGCGCAAGTCGAGGTTATCAGGGGCGATGTTCAACCGCACTCGATGACAGAAGATGAGATGAAAGTTTACGGTATTTCCGAGAGCAGGGGAAACGTAAGGATTTTCCTCTACAACGGACTTCACCCTAACGTAAAGGTCGGCAACCGTGCGAGCGTTCTTTCCGCACTGTCGGGCAAGACGGAACTTTTCAACATCATGCCTGTTAATGCGTGGACACGGCACGGAGAATGTCTTTTGATTCCAGTCGAGAACGAAGCATGAACGACATTCAGAAGCAAGTGGCGAGGTTGCAAAAACAACTGCATGACAGAATCGGACAGGCTGACAAGGATTCGGAAAGATTCGTTGTCAACAGTTGTGCGGAAATTGAGCGAACGGCTAAAAGTATAATGAGGGATTCTCCAGTTAATCCCGATGTGACGTATGGCAGGAAAGGACACCACCCTTCCTATGCAGGAAATCCACCTGCACCAGACACAGGAACTTTATTGCAGAGCGTTACCCACTCGATTGAGGTAAAAGACAAACAGGCTATCGGCTATGTCGGTAGCGTGATTAAGAATCCAGACTATCCGAGTTATTTGGAGTATGGAACAAGCAAAATGAAGCCTAGACCGTGGCTGTCAACGGCTTTAATGAAGTGCGAAAGTTACATGAAGAATCTTTGGCAGGAGATTTTCGGAAAATGAACTTGAAAAAGTATTACTACAACTTGCTTTCTAACGATTCGGAACTTGTCGCTCTTATCGGGAACAACATAGTTTCGGCATATCCGCAGGAAGTAAAGACTTTTCCGCTTGTCATATTCGAGGACAAATCTTCGAGAGATACGGAGTTTTCGGACAATCTGCCAGAAGGAACGGACGCAACCGTTCGTATTCATATTTTTACAAAAACGATAAAAGATTACGCAAAAGCGGAAGATATTGCGGAAATCGTAAGACGGATATTCAGGAATGAATACTGGACTTGTACGCTGAATCAGGAAACTTCGGACGTGCAGGATAATATTAAGCACAGGGTTTTGGATTTTACCAGAGCGTTTTACTCTCTGTAAAATATAACGTTATATTAAGGAGAAAAGGAAAATGGCTAACGAAGCTCCAAAAATTGGTCTTGACCAAGTTCACATCGCTAAAGTTTTGAGCGATGACGAGAACGGAATTGTTTACGATACACCGATTGCGCTCAAAGGCGCAGTAAATGCTACCGTAAACCCTAACTCTGACGTTGCCACCGATTACGGTGATAACGGTGTTTTCTTTGTTACCAACAACAGAGGAAACACGGAGATGAATCTTGAACTGATTAACGTTGATTCAGACACGCTTGCGCTTATGCTCGGTCAGACAAAATCAGCAGGAATCACGGTTGAGACACCTCTTGACCAGTCACCTTACTTTGCGGTCGGCTTCCGTGTATGGATTGCAGGCGAAAAGGACGGACAGAAACGCTATCAGTATTTCTGGTATGCAAAAGGCAAGTTCTCTGTTCCAGAAACAGGCGGAACGACAAAGAAAGATTCAATCGAGTTCGGACACGACAACCTTACCGCACAGTTTGCGCAGACGGTTTACAACGGAATCATCTGTACCCATGCGAGAAGCGATGACGACACTGTATCACAGAGCGTCATATCCAACTGGTTCAATGCTCCTGTTATCTCAACGACAATCGATGATTCAGAGCTTACTGTCATAGCGTCATACGCTAACAGCAAAGTGACATTCACTGGTGCTAAAGACAGCGGTGCAAGTTTCGTATTTGCACAGGGTTCAATCATTGACGGTCAGACAATCGGTGTTCTTGATGAAAACGGCGCACTGGTTAAGGGTACGTATGTCGCAGGAACAACAGCTTCCGCAAGTCCGACAATCGTATTCACACCAGACGCAGGCGCAGAAACACCTGTCAGCGGTTTCGTTACGAGCGGACTTAAAGATTCGTTCGGTATCGGTGCTACTCCGATGGTTGATACATCGCTGTAATTTTAAGAAAGTTTGCAAAAACTCATCTGATGTTGTATTATGAATGTCGGGTGAGTTTTTTTTATCCAAAAGGAGCGGAAATTGAGCGAAGATTTCAACAAAGTAAAACCAAGTGAATTTTTCCTTACGATTAAGGGCAAGAAAAGACGTATCAGGTTCGGTAATCTGGCTTTGGCAAAGGTTGAGGAAAGATACGGAACGGTGAAGAACTTTGACAAACTGGACAAGGATTTGACGGAAAGACCTATGTCAAACATTCCTTGGTTGCTGTCTATCTGCATGACTGACTTCGAGGGAATCGGGGAAAGCAATGATGACATTCTCCGTGCGCTTGACGATTCCAACCTTTCAGTAATGGACGTAATGAAAGTTATCGGTGAAGCCATGCAGGATTCGATGGGAAATCTTTCAGGAAGCGCAAAAAAAAAGACGACAGCGAAGAAATAAAGATTCCGTGGACTTACCTTTTGACAGAATCTATCGTGTCATTAGGTAAGTCGGAGGAATGGTTTTGGAATACAGAACTAAGGATAGTCCACAACCTTTTGGAAGAAAACAGAAAGTTAAAAAAAATAGAGCAGAAAAATCAGGCTATATATACTGCGATGTACGTATGGGGCAAAAACCCTGACGAATACGAAGAAAAGGACGCTGACGAGCCTGTTGCAGGTCGTGACGTTCCGATAGACCCTAGTAAATTGAGAGGTTTCATTATATGAACGACTACGGAATAAATGCGATAATAACAGGCGATTCAAGCGGATTTGCAAAAGCGATACAAAAAGCACAGCAAGCATTATCAGAGTTCGGGAATAAATTAGGTAATGTAACCGACAAAGTTTCAACTGGATTGAAAAATTGGGGTGTAGATTTAGGAAAGTTCTACGACAAAGGCTCTTCAATTTTCAAGGATTTCGGAATTGACGTTGACCAGTTCGCAAGTCACTTCGGAATGTCAGGCGCACTTATGAGCGGTATCGTTGCCGTTACAGTGGCGTTACAGAAACTTGGTGAGGAAGTTAACAAGGTTTCGGCAGAAATAGCAAAAGGAACTGGAGCAACTGGAGACGCACTGCGAAAGCTTGAAAATGACGCTAAGGACGCAATGGTTAACGGTGTCGGACTTTCAGCACAGGAAGCAGGCAAAGCGATAGCAGACCTTAATACAAGATTCGGAGTGTCGGGGAAAGAAGCCGTTTCCCTTACGGAATCTTTTGCGTCTTTCAGCCGTGTAATGGGCGGGGATGTCTCTGGTAATATCAACAACGTTGCGGACGCAGTAAAGAAATGGGGTTTGGAAACAGAACAAGTTCCGCAACTTCTTGACCAGTTGACCGTTGCGAGCCAAGCTTCTGGCGCAAGTACAAGCGAACTTCTCTCAGAACTTTCAAACGGTCAGGCTGTGTTCTCGCAGTTCGGTATGAGCCTGACGGAATCAATGTCTTTCCTTGCTTCCATGCACGCAGAGGGAATCAACGCAAGCACCGCCATGACTGGATTAAGAACGGCACTTGTGAAGATTTCTGACGCAGGACTTGACGCTTCACAGGGATTTGATTACGTTAAGGAATCAATCAAGAACGCAGGCACACAGACAGAAGCTTTGAATATGGCTACGGAGATTTTCGGAACAAGGGCAGGAGCGGAAATGCTTCGAGTTCTTCAATCGGAAACATCTGCCGTTGATGATTTGACTAAGGCTCTTACGGAATCTGGCGGAGCGTTAAAGGCAAGTGACGAAGCTTCACGGCAGACAGCGGACGCATGGAAATCCTTGCAGAAAGCTTTGGAAGGTACTTTCGGCGGTTTCGGTCAGGGAATAGATTCTTTGTTTGCCGACATCATTGATTCCGTGACATATTTTGTGCAGCTTATAGACCCGATAGTAAGACCAATAGGGGAGATTTTCAGAGAAGTTTTTTCTTTCATCGGTGAACTTCTCAAAACCCTCGTCTCTTTCTTCGTGGAATTTCAGCAGAAATACAATACGGTATGGAAATCTGTTGCGGACGTTCTGCAAACCGTATATGAAACAATCCATAGTATTCTCGGCTCTGTTCTTTCTGTAGTTCAAGATGTGTTCGGACTTATTTTCGCAATCATTGACGGCAAATGGGAACTTGCTTGGAAGTATACGGAGCGAATACTGCTTAACGCAGTGAAAATAATAGCGGATGCGCTTTCCCTTGTGGTCAATGCTTTCGTTCTGGCGACCAACGGACTTATCAAGGCAATAAACCTTATAGTCGATGGTGTTAATCTTATTCTTAAACCACTTAGCGATTTGACTGGCGGTTTTGTACCTTTACTCGGACATCTCAACGAACTACAGAAAGTAGATTTTTCCGATTCGTGGGGAATAACGGACGCAATCGAGACCGTAACCGCTGAAATTGATGAGATGACAGGCGCAACGACCGCAAAAATAACTGGAACGCTCGGAGAGGTTCAGCAGACTACCGCAGACATAACAGGTGCAATTGTCGGAGACTGGAATACAGTATTCGGAACGACAGAAAACGGAGCAAACAGCACGAAAACCGCCCTTGAAAATTTAAGCCGTTCTGAAAACACATGGAAAATTAAAATCCTCAATCTTGAAAAAGACATGGCGAAAACAGAACAAGAAAAACTCGACAAACAGGCTGAAATATTAGACTTAGAGAAAGAGCAGGCACTTGCGAACGCCAAAACAGCAGAGGAAGCACAGCAGATTGATAAATACTACGGAATGTTGCGTGACAAATTATACGACATCGCTGACGTTCAGGAAGAAATTACCGACAACGTACAGGCTGATTATTCATGGACGCAGAAACTCAAACAGCAGGAGTTGTCACGCTTGCAGACCGCAATGGATTCCGCTGTCGAGAGGGCAAAAGCAGAGGGAAAGAGCGAGGAAGAAATAGCTAAAATCAAAGAGAAATATTTCACTGAAATGCAGAACAAACAGCTTGAACTTCTTGCGCTCCAGAAAGAAATAGACCTTGCTAGAAGCACGTCAGCGGAACAGGCGTATGAAATTGATACATATTACACGAACGAAGAAATTGCCCTTGCGGAAGAAACTGCAAAAAAGATAGCACAGGCTTATGCGCAGATTCCGTCACCTCTTGCGCCTGAAAAAGACAGTGGAGAGGGTAGCAAAGCCACAGGCAAACCAGTTTCGGACACAGGCGATAAGACGACATCAGGCGAGAAATCAACGGAACTTGCGGACTATTTCAAGACGCTTGCCGATATGAGCACAGAGTACAACAACAAGCTTGAAGCGCAGAAACTCGCAAGAATCGAGAAAGAAAAAAGCTACGATTTGGAACAGCTTAAAGAACAGGGAGCGTCACAGGAAGAAATCTTCGCAGTGAACAAAGCCTACACGGAAAGAATACTCAACATGAAGCTTGACGCACTTAAAGAAGAAAAACAGGCTCTTTTGGATTCGCTTCCCGATGATGAGAATTATGCGCAATTAAGAGCGGACATTGAGAAATATTATCTCAATGAAGAAAGTGAAATGCGGAAAGACGCTTACAAGGAAATTGAAAAAGAAAGAGCAAAAGACAAAAAGAATCAGGAATCAACATGGAGCAAGATGATGAAAGGTGTTTCAACCGTCACAAGCTACATGGTGAGCGGATTCAAGACATCTTTTTCAGCGGTATCAAAACTTTTCTCATCAATCGGAAAAATTATATCTGGTGTATGGAGCGGATTCGTAAAGGCTCTTGACTTCAATCCAGATGAGACACTTGACGGACTTCTTGCTTTTGAAGATAAAATATTGACTTTCTTCTATGATACGTTACCGCAACTGCCGTCATTTCTAGCGAACGCTTTACAAAGTATCGGAACTTTGCTTAATACTTTACTGGAAAACATAGATTTTTCAGGGTTGGCAACAATGCTTGCTGATGCTTTGGAAAGTGCTGTTGATATTCTGCCGTCATTGATTCAGGGCGTGATAAAGGTTGTAGGAGAAGTCGTTAAACAACTTCCCAAAATTATTCAGAAAGTAATGCCAAAGATAATATCAGCACTTAAAACGATAGTTAAAGCCTTGCCAGAAATATTACCAGATTTCATTAAGGGCATATTCGAAATGATAAACGAACTTGCAAGGAGTTTGCCGGAAGTACTTCCAGAACTGATAAAAGGGGTGATTGAGCTAGTAAAGGCTTTGATAACAGAATTGCCGACAACCATTGATTTGTTGCTTACAGGAATAGCGGACACTTTAAATCAACTTTTCAGCAACCCAGACGAAATAGCGAAATTCATTCATGTTATCATGGATTCAATGGGAAAAATTGCAAAGTCGTTGCTTGAAAACGCAGGCGTTATTTTCGGGGCGTTGATTGAAATATTGCCAGATGTTCTTATGAAGATTCTTGTGGATTTACCGAGTATCTTAGGAAAGATTTTCGAGGGAGCATGGAACGGAGTAATTGCCGTGCTTAAAGGAACAGTTAATGCACTTATCAAGGGTGTTAACTTCATTACGCAAGGATTGAGCATGGCGTGGACATGGCTCGGCATTCCTGCAATCCCTAAGATTCCGCTTCTTGCAAAAGGTACGGACAACGCACAAAGAGGACTGGCGATTGTCGGAGAAGCTGGCCCTGAATTAGTCAATTTCCGTGGCGGTGAACAAGTACTTTCCAACAAAAAAACAAACGAAGCACTTTCAGGGAACAAGACGAACAATTTCAATGTAACGTTCAATAACGTATCTGATACATCGGCTTATGCTTTGGTTCAGCAGTTGAAGCGTTACAATAGAGAGATGGCTTTCAATGGTGTTTTATAGAAAAACAAGAAAAAGTGTTTTATAATTAAGATAAAGGAGATATAAATGAGAAAGTTCTTTTTTATCTTGGTTATTTTCAGTTTGTTTGTAGTTTCATGCGATAATCTGTATAATGATGTTGCAGAGGAGAAAAAAGATATGCAGAAGTTAATATTTGTGAACGCAGACGGTGTTTCAGTAGATTTGACAAAAGACCCATACGGAATTACAGAATGGGAAGGTTTCTCAAAGGTAGACCTGAATCTCCAGACACAGCAAGTGCCGTTCCATGACGGTTCTGTATATCTTGACGGTTTGTTGTCGGAGCGCGAACTAAGCGTCACTCTTGCGATGAATGACGAGAAGAACCTTGAAAAGCGTTACAGGCTTAGACGTGAATTAATTACCATTCTCAACCCGAAGCTTGGTGAGGGTACTTTAATTTATATCAATAACTACACAAGCAAGCAGATTAAGGTTATTCCACAGACACCTTTATTTGAGAATCACAATTCCAATGATTCAGGTACTCCAAAAGCTTCTTTAGCGTGGACGGCTTGCGACCCTTATTGGGAAGATTTGGAAGAAACAAGCGTTTTGTTGGGAATATTTGAAGAAAAAGTTATAGAAAATAATGGTGATATTCCTGTTTCGATAAAAGTTGATATTTTTACCAATCAGAGTACAAATACAGGAATTGAAAACATTACGACAGGTAAAAAAATTAAAAGTATGGGGGTTATAACTAATACTGTTGGAATAGATACAGCACAAGGAAATAAAGATATTTATATTGAAAGATATAATCAAGATATTAACCACGTTGATATGCTTGGAATAAATGATGTAATTTATGTTGATTCAAAATCCACTTACTATGCTATAGGCTCTGGTTGTTGTTATATTTCATACGATTTAATTAATTGGGATATTTTCCCGATATGTTCTCATAATTTGGAAAAAATAATATGGATAGAGGATAAACAATTATTCATAGCAATAGGTGAGGGAATATATATAAGTTCAGATGCTAAATCATGGAATGAAAAATATTATAATGACGGAGATAAATTATATGCTATCAGTTATTCAGAACTTAACAATAAATATATTGTTGTTGGAACAAGAGGAACATTAAACGCAACAGGAATATATTTAACAAGTAGCGATTGTCTTAATTGGAACTTATTTACTTTATCTAAACCATGTTTCGATGTTATTTGTTATGATACCGAAGGATTACAACATTATATTTGCATCACTGCAAAAGACAGATTTTATCAGTCAACAGATTTAGAAAACTGGACAGAAAAACTTTATACATTTACTGATAGTAGTGATGGAAAAAATGTTAAAATTGTCTATAATCCATTTTCAAGAGTTTTTATTTTGGCTTTTGAATCCAGTACTTTGTTGAATACAAGAATATTTACTGGTAATTCCAGCTTTGATTCTTGGACATTAAAAGAAACGGTAACTTATAATTTAAAATCATTATATCTTTCAAAAGATTATAATAAAACATTTTTATTGTTTACCGTAGGTAATAGATATTATTTAAGTGAAGATGATGAGACATGGACATCTTATAGTTATGGAATGAGAAATCTTACAGAATGTAGGTTAGGTTTTCTTTATATTGACCGTAATTGCAGTTATTATGGCTCTAGTGGTGAGAGTTGGAACAGTATAGGTGAATATCCTTATTATGAACTTAATGATTTTGTTAAAAATGGGGAAAATATTGTTTTTGTTGCTAACAACAAGACTTTGGTATCAAACGATATTGGAAAAACCTTTGAATCATCTGCAATTTATAACCAAAATATTACTTGTATTTGTTATTCGCCTGAAAAAAACTTGTATATAGCTGGTGGGTTTAATGGATTTTTGAAAAAAAGTAATGATGGTTTAAATTGGAGTGACATACAAATGCCGTTAGGTTATGCCTCTATCGCTAAAAGCGTAGAATGGTTTCCAGAAGCTCATGTATTTGTTTTGTTTTATTTAGTAAACAATGGGGATAATTATGCCGTGTTTATTAGTGAAGACGGTGATAATTGGTCTAATACTGGTTTTACAATTAATACAGATGAGGGATATTTCGCAAGGTTTTCTTATTGTAATGGTAAAATATTTTTAGGAACAAGTTACAACCTTTATTATAGTGCAGATGCGGAAAATTGGACTGTAGCTGTAATTAATAGTGACCATAATGCTTTGAGTGTTCCTTCTGTAATTTATTCAACTGATTTGAACAAATACATTGCTCCTTGTAGATATTCTGTTAATGCAAATGAATATCGAGTTTTAGTTTTAACAAGTGAAAACGGAGAAACATGGAACGCTACTGTAGCAACTGGCTTACAGGGAACAGGCACTTTTATTCCTAGCGACATCATTTATTCTCCAAAAATTCATCAATATTTCATATTTAATGAAACTGGAAAATTGATGTTCACTAGTTTTAACGGCATGGATTGGAAAATTGAATGGATGAACACGGCTCTACAAACAATAAAAGCTTTGTTAATGGATAACGAGTTAAACTGTTTCATAATGGGGCGACACTCAACTCAAATTTTATCTCTTGAAAAAGATAAATCTCTTATAAGCACATTAACTCACGATAGTGATATGAACTTAGAGCTGATTAAAGGGAAAAACAGAATGAGGGTATTTAATGAAGATGGTGATTGTCTGTGTCGTATTACTTACTGTCAGAAATACATAGGAGTTTAACCCATGAGCTTCAAAACAAAACCACAGCTTAAACTTTACAAATATGAGAATTCCGCTTTCGTTCTACAGGCAATAATAGACGACTATCAGGAAGCGAGTTGGGAAGATAACCTCTATGAAGCCGGAACTTTCACGATTACCATTAACTACAACATTCCGAACGCATTGAAGTTCGACAAAGGACTTTTCGTCAATTTCGGGGATTCCTACGAGTTCGGGGAAATCCTCACAATCGCAGACGCAATCGGTTCAGACGGAAAGGGCTCACAGATTCGCACTATTACAGGACGTGACGCACGGTATATCCTGAAACGCAGAGTTATCCGCAACATGAACAGCAACGGACTTTGGGTAATGACGGCAAAGGGCGAGACTGTTCTGCGCAACCTAATAAACGACCAGTGCGGACTTAATGCTGAAACAAAGAGACGGCTTCCCATTACCAACGTCATACCTGACGAATCAGGCGCAATCGGAAATATTTACTCCGTTTCGGAAAGTTTTACTAATCTGTATGAAGTCTGCAAGACAATCGCTACGCAGTCTGAAATCGGTTGGAGAATCGAGTTTGACGGAACTAATCTAAACCTTGTCTGTTTCAACGGAACGGACAGAAGCGCAAGCGTTCAATTCTCAACTTCTTACGATTCACTTTCACAGGGCAATTTTGAGGATTCCCTTGAAAGCTTCGCAAACACAGTCTATGTAGGCGGTAAAGGGCAGAATGATAACAAGGATATTTACGAAGGTGAAGTCACAGGAACACCGTCAGGCTTGGACAGGTTCGAAGCTTGGGATAACCAGTCATCTATGACAACAGAAAGCGAATATCAGGCAGAAGCACTTTCAATGCTCGCGCAGTACGGACAGACTGTTCAGTTATCAGGGCAAGGATTGGCAAAATGTCCTTATGTCTATGAAAAGCAGTATTTTGTCGGTGATAAAATCACGGTCGCTTTTTCTGGTAAGTCAGCGGTAGTTCAGATTCTTTCAGTGACGGAGCATTGGAGCTGGAACAATTACGACATATCTTTCAGTTTCGGAAAACCGCAGAATAATTTAGCCGACCAGTTGCAGATTATGCTTAGAAAAATCCAGTCGGCAAGCGACAAGACTAACTCAACGGATTCCGTAAGGTGGTACAATCTTGACACTCAATCGTCAATGCCTGCCTGTGACGTTACTTACAACACAATCGGATTCACAGGCGGTGTCGGTAGCGGTAAGACGTTCACTTTGTACTTCAACAGCAACGGAACAGGCTCAAAGACATATCACGTACACATGAAACAGGTCACAGGAACAGGCAGTCTGACATTATCGACTGGTGTATCTGGCGCAAGTAACTTGACTTTGAATGTCGGAACTTACGTAGCTATCATTTATGTTGACGGTTCGGGAAACGTTATCAGTCAGGGTGCTACCCCTGTTGCTTTGGTCACTTCGGGAAGCACACAACCAGTGACAAGCGGGGCGGTGGCAAGCGCAATTGATTCAGCAGTCGGGGATTGGAAAACGTATAAATGCTCTACTGCTGGTTATATAGGTTGGATTCTTGTAGGTGACATAACTACGTGGTATAACTCCACAAGTGAATCGATAACTCAAAACGTCCATTTTAACGGATTCTATACAACACAAAGATTGGTAGGTTTTCCTTACGCTGAATCGGGATTTTTTACTTTAAGTGTAGGTTATTTCAGAAATAACAGCGCAATCAACGCTAATGCATTGAGTGATGTTTACCAGACATCAATTTCATCATCAAGAAAAATTATTCCCTGTGTAGTAAGATATAACAACAAATATTATTTGGCGTTTAAGATTCCCGAAAACCCTAACTTGAATATTTCGTTCTTAGTAACGACAAATATTGCCCCATTATTCACAATATTGCCAAGAACAACATCTGTAACAGAAATCTTTGTGGCAAGTTAGCTTTTGTCACTGGTAAATCTCATCAGGTTCGATTCCTAACGCTTCCCTCTTGGTGTAAAAACCGTCACAGCAAAGATGATACGTTCTTTAGAACATTCATATTTTTCTTCTTCTTTCATTTTTTAACTTTCCTTAAAGAGGCGATGCAAGCAAATAAACACGTTTATTTCTGATTGCAAGTCCGATATCACAATGGAACTTCTCGTTTCTAATTTCTTCATCGTTCACATCTGATAAATCTGCAAGAGGAACAAATACAGTGCTTTTTGGATTTTCTCTCTGTAACATTCTGATTAAATCTTCAACTGTGATTGGTTCGTGCATTTATTCACACACCCCTTTAAGAACTTCTCCACTTCAAAATAAGTTTCAGATATAGGCTCAACTCCGACCTCAAAAGCAAAATTCTTAAAATCAAGTTTTAATCTTAACAAAAGTTCTTTTGCCTTGGTGAGTTGGTCATTATGCTCATCTATTATTTTTTGTCTTTCAATATTGTTCTTTGTAGATGTAATTAAACTTTCATCTAAGATATCACATCGTTCTTTCAGCGTACCATTTTCTTTTTCTAGTTCCTCAATATGTTTTTGAAAATCACTATACATTGCAGTATATTCAGCGTACCATTTTTCTTTTTCTATTTTATGCTGTTTTTCCAGTTCAGCATTTTCTTCTTCAAGTTCCTCAATACGTTTTTCTTTAGGTTCAAGTGTTTTGGCAAGAATATGTTCCACGGCAAAATCAGAATGTCCATCTGCTTCAAAAGTATCATATCCCATATTATAAACTATTCTTTCAGCTTCTTCTCTTATTTTTTCTTCTTTCATTGCTCAATCTCCTGTAAATAATCTTCAATCGGAATGTTATCTGATACTTGCTCATTACGGTTCACACAAACAACTATACCGTCTGATATTTGATACAGAACTTCTTCTATATCTTCGTTACTGTGTTCAATAAGTACCTTTTCAATAGCTTCGCAACAATTTCTGTATTTATAGAAATAGTCTGTTGCACTGTTTGCAAGTGACTGCACAACAAGTTTATCCGCATTAGTCATTATTCAATCTCCTTTGGGGGTACGATTTCTTTCATTAGCCTTGGCGAATCCGAACTCAGCACCTTCTTGCCATATTTTCTGTCTTGTAGAATACTCTCCTTACTCCTTATTTCTTTCTTCTTCACTTTTCCAATGCTGATTCAGATAGTCCATTTCTCCTTTACAAGTTTTCAACAGGCTATAATTCATAATACAACATTATCTTAATTTCGTCAAGAAAAATATTTTTATAAAACATGATATTTTTTTTGTTTAAGGTATTGACAAAACAAACCAAAAGTGATAGTATATGATTATAAGGTAAGACCAGACACGAAGTCTGGCAAAGGAGAAAACTATGAGTTACAGGACTAGAGACAGAAGCTACAAAGGCGAGATTGAATTAAGCAAAGATAGTTTCGACTATACCGTTTATGTCGAAGCTGAAATTGAGGATTCCTACGATACTGATAATCCGTGGGAATCATCTTTCGAAGTAAAGTTCAAAGAGTTTTCTGCTTATTATGAGGAAGAAAACGAAAACGGTGAGTTGGTAGAAAAGGAAGAAACTGACGAATCCATCATAAAGGATTTGAAAGAACTTGTTGAAATCTGGTTAGGCGAAAACACATAAACCACTTCCCTCAGAAATGGGGGATTTTTTGACAAACGATAAAAATTGTGCTTAAATGAATCATGCAACGATATTTGGAACGAATGTTAACGGAACAGAACGAACTTCGGGGGCGGATTGCTCGGCTGAAAAAAGCGGTCGAGAGTACGCCTTTCGGAGTTGACGAAAAGGGCGTTGAGCTTATTAATAAGCAGATTGAGCCTATGGAGCTTTACTCAAAGATTTTGCAGGAACGTATTGACTACGAGGGCGCAAAATGAACGATGAAGTAATCACTTATAGACTGGACAAAATAGACGCTTCTATCGCTGAATTACGTGGACTGGTCGTTTCAAACGCCTTGCAGGAAAAACGGCTCACGGACGCAGAAAATGAGATAGAAGAACTGAAAAAAAACAAAGAAAAGAGCCGTGATAAGTGGCTGAATCCATTGATTTCTGCCTGTGTATCGGGAATCATAGCGTATATATTTATTAAAGTGGGGTTGAAATGACGAATCCGCAGACAGTAGCAAAAAGGATTTATGAAGAGTTCAAACTGCCGATGTTCAAAGCGCTTGCCGACTATTCATGCTGTGCGCTTACTCTGCTGTGGGTTCTGCACGTTGACGAGGACGATATAGGCGCACTGAAAGTAATTTCTACGATGATTGACAGAAAGGTGTTGCGGAGCGACTGCACCGTTTTATGGTATGAAGCTGTTGAGTTTATTTCGGGGCGAAAACCAAAAGAAGTACAGTTCAGAAAAATAAAATCGCTTAAAGGCTTGAAAGAGCGTTGCGAAGTTTTGTATGAATACACGGACACGAACGGCAAAAAACACGGTCACTGGGTCGGGGTCGAGAAAGAAAAAATCGCTTTCAATTCGCTTGAAACATCTATGTGCGTGAAGTTCGGGAAACCGACAGAAGCACGGATAATAATTTTTTAGGGGGATATTATGGCAAAAATTACATCTTTAATCGTGAAGTGCGTAGCCTGTGTTATTGCGCTTCTTTTTCTTACTTTGAAATGTATCAATCTTGGATTCGAGAATATCGAAATGAGCGAGGTTTACACTACTGTTGCTTTCTGTGCAGGAATGTTCATCGACATATCGATAAACACCGCCTTGGATAAGTTCAAAAAGAAAGAGGATTCGGAATGACAACCGCTATTTTAATTCTTATCGGATTGTTACTGGTCGCTTTTTTTGTGTGCGAATACTACATCAAGAAGGTAAAGAAGCTCGAAGCGGAGTACAAGAGCGAAGCAGAAAGACTTCGCACACTGTACGAGAATGAGAAACTGATAGTTTCATACTACGAAAAGGAAAAGAAGCTGAATGAAGAACTACAGACTGTATCTGAAAAAATTGACAACGCTGTTACTGACGATGACGTTTATTCTGTGTGCGCTGACATCGTGCGTAGGAACAACGAAAGGCTTTGAGCTACCGCCGAAACCAGAGCGGAAAGAACTTCCACCGCCAGAATCGCTTAAAGACCTTGCCAATGCGCTCAACTACTATGAGTTTCTTGTTGAGGATTGGGAAGCATGGTACGAAACGGTCATTCTGATTGTAAACGGTCAGGATTGAGCGAAAAACGTTTCAATAATGTAATATCATTATTTTTGCAGTAGGACGCAAAACAGACATCTTGTCGTTAAAATGACAGGGTGTTTTTATTATCTGATAAGTATGATTTTCAGAAAAGTTTTTGTTTATAAAAAAACAAGAAAAACACAAAAGATATTAAAAATATATCTTGACACAAAAGAAATAATATGGTAGTATTAAGACATAAGACAGAAAGCCTTAAATAAGAGCGTTCATAAAGAACGGCAAGGAGAAAAGATGTTAGTAAATCACAACGGCAAATGGTTCACGGTTAATCCCTATATGTTGCTTAAAAACTCTGTATATGAAATTGAACTTATGCAGAGAAGAAAAAGATTTTTCAACGAAAATTTCAGCGTTGAGAAAGTCGGAAACCGCTTTGAGCTTTTATGTAACGGTCGGTTTATTGGTTCTTGGTATAAAGGCGAAAAATCAAAAGCACGAACTATAATAGATTCGGCTGTAAATACTTTAATGATAGTAAAGGAGTAAAAATCATGAAAGGACAGATTTTTAGTGCAATCGTTGACGCTATGGGAAAAATAACCGCCATAGCCAAAGGCAGAAAGAATACAATGCAGGGATTCCAGTACCGTGGAATTGATGATGTAATGAACGAGTTACACCCGATTCTTACGGAGTGCGGAATCTTCGTAGTTCCTACGGTGCTTGACGAACAGCGGACTACAGGAACGACCGCTAAAGGCGGTACAATGTTCTATACCAGATTGAAGATAAAATTCACGTTCTACGCTAAGGACGGCTCTAGCGTAGAATCAATCGTTATCGGTGAAGCTATGGATTCAGGCGACAAGGCAAGCAATAAGGCTCTTTCAATCGGCTTGAAGTACGCTCTCTTGCAGGTGTTCTGCATACCTACGGAAGATGACAAAGACCCAGACGCTAACACGGATGACGGATTCAGACCGACAGAGCCTAAAACAGAGCCTAAAATGGAGAGTGCGGAGCGTGAGCAGTTACGGCACTTGGTAGATAACTACGGCAACCAGTTGAGCGATTCGGCTTACGATATGTGTTGCGGTGCGCTTGCTAAGAATGACGAAGCGGAGATAAAGAATATGCTTGACCGTGCTATTACGTATCTAGGAAAGAAAGGAATCAGGGTATGACGGACGTTAAGATTTTGGAAGATATACCAGAAACGACCGCCCTTGAACTGGTCGTTATCAATAAGACAGTAGGAAGCCTTAACACGAACATATCACTGCTTGAGGAAATGGTTGACGAAAGGCTTAAGAATTATTCGCCTGAAAAATATAAAGGCGATGCTGACAGCGCAAAAAAAGACCGTGCAGAACTCAACAAGGCGAAAGAAGCGATTGCGAAAGCAAGAATTAAAATCATGGGCGAAGTCATGAAGCCGTATGAGGATTTTGAGAAAAGATGCAAGGCTCTTGAAAAAAACATTGTCCTTGCTAGTTCTTCCCTTGATGAAATCGTCAAGGCGAAGGAAAACGAGGAAAAGGAAGCGAAACGGCAGAGAATCCAGTTATACTGGGACTCGAAGAACTTCGACCTTTTCCCGATTGACCGAGTTTTCAATCAGAAGTGGCTCAACAAGACGTTCAAGGAAGCCGACATCACTAGGGAAATTGACAACGTAATCGAGCGCACTTACAAGGATTTGAAAACGGTCGAGAAATACTGCGAACTTAACGAACTTGCGGAATCCGCTGAAATATTAAAGGCTCATTACCTTGTGAGCCTTGACATGACGGAAACGCTTGAATATGCGGAGCAGTTGCAGAAGAAGAAAGACCTTGCGGAAAAAGAAGCCGTTGAGCGTAGCGACAGGGAACACCGTGAGAAGCTTGAAAAGCAGTTTGCGGAAACGGCAAAAGAAGCGAAAAAGGTTGAAACTTCGAGGTGTGTTGATGAACTGGTTGCCATGTCGAGTGGCGAGCCTGTCACGGAGAAGCGGAAAGAATATGTGATTTCCGTTAACTGCACCAAAGATGAACTGGTGCAGTTGAGGTGTTCACTGGACGCTATCGGGATTGAGTACAGCGTGCAGGAACTTGATTTTTGAAGTAACTCCGTATGGAGCGAAAATATTACTTCATTTATGCAATTCGGAAAGCTTGTGCTGTAGTCTTTGAAAGGTTCGTTGAAAGTCTTAGGCGAACGCACAGGTAGCCTTGCCAGTGGCGGTGCGTATGAAAGCGAAAGGAAACCGCATAAATCGGAACCTTGCGGATTCTGAATAGTGTTCCAAATGACGTGCAATCTGGCGACTTTTCAAGGAGAAAAGCATGGAAGAAATCAAATTGAGCAAGGCGCAAAAAAGGGTTTTCGACTACATCATGGAGTTCGGAAGCATAACATCTTTGCAGGCTTTCACCGACTTGGGCGAAACAAGGCTTTCAGCGGTGGTTTTCGACCTGAAAAAGAAAGGTGTCGTTATCACTGGCGAAAACAAGAAAGTGAAAAACCGTTACGGTGAAACACGTTTCATAACTGAATACAAAATCGGATAAAGGGGGATAAAATGAACGATTTGAATCAGGTTTGTTTAATCGGCAATCTTACGAGGGATTGTGAAGCGAAGTCTTTTCAGGACGGCTCTTGCGTCATAAGATTTTCGTTTGCGAACAACGGAACAAAAAAAGAGGGCAACGAATGGGTTGATGATGTCTCTTACTTCGATGTCAAGATGTACGGAAAGCAGGCGGAGAGCCTTATCCAGTTTTTGACGAAAGGAAAAAAAGTCGGAATAAGCGGAAAGCTTAAACAAGACCGTTGGACTGACGGCAACGGCAACAACCGTTCGGCTGTGTATATTGTCGCAAGTTCCGTAAACCTTTTGGGCGGTGTGGATAAACCGCAAGGAAGTTACCAGAGAAACAACCAGAGTTTCCAGAGCAACGGCTATGAACATCAGGCTGAACAGGGTGAGGGATTTACGGAAGATATTCCGTTTTAGGAGAAAGAATAATGGAGCGATTGACTTATAACGAATGGACTATATCAGGCGAGGTAATCTACATCAAGGAACTCGATGATTCCAATGAGTTCGGCTGTTCCGTGAAATTAAGGGGAACGGCAAGGCGCAAGGGCGCAAACTCATCACAGGTCATGGAGTTCGGCTGTCTTATGGAGCGTGACACCTACGCAGAAGCTTTGACGAAGGGACTTGATAAGTTCAAGTACGTAACTCTTGGCGGTCACGTTGAAACTTGGGTAAAGCAGAGGGAAAGGGAAGACAGACCCAGAACAAGATTCGTATGCGATGACATTCTGGAAGTCTGCTGAATAATGGGGGAGAAATCCCCCTGTAAAAGAATAGGAGAATAACAAATGGAAAGGACTGTTACAACAGAAAAAACAATGGTTTCGTTTGACGGAGAACCCACAATAAAATCTTTGAGAGATTTTTTCAATTCTCTACCCAAAGAATACGACAATTATGAAGTAGGAATGACCGCTGATTATTGGGCAAGCATAGGCGAAATCGTACTTATCCATACTGAATATGATGACGGAATCAAAAATGACTTTTTCATGTTTCAATGAACTTCAAGGGGGGAGAAATCCCCCTATTTTTATATAAATTTCGAATTATTTTCTTGACGTTATTTGTTTGACATAAACATTTTTATCAAACTTTTATATAAAAAATAAAAAAAATATTTTTATATATTGTAATATATGTATTATAGTTTGATAAAAATATTATATAGATGTTGCTTATAGCAAAGGAAAACAAATAAATATCTTTACAAAATCGTGTTTTAAGTGTAATATTGAATTGTCGGAAGTCGTGAGCCGACAACACAAAAGACGATTGAAAAAGAATCCTTTTTTACAGGGTTTAGTATATCTGTTATACGTCTTTGGCAGATATGGCTCACTACCGCTAGACCTTGTTAAAAAGGATTTTTTTTTGCAATCGGAAAAGGAGTTTTACATGAATCAGATTGAAACAAAGTTCTATGAAGCTTTGAGTTTCGTTCTAAACCGTGGATTTGTGACCGTTCAGGATAAAAGGTTGCAGATAATGGGAACAAATAACAAAGACAGTTTTTTTATAAGTTCAGATGAAAAAACGATATCTGTTACAGTTAAAGCACAGCCTAAAGATGAATATTTTCAGGGATATGTTCCAGACTTCGCAATTTTCATAAACGGCTTGGCAAGCGGTTTAGTTATCGAAATTGACGGTCACGAATGGCACGAAAGAACAAAAGAACAGGCAAAAGCCGACAGGGAAAAAGACAGAATATATCTTAAAAACGGTTTTATCCCTGTCAGATATACAGGCTCGGAAGTTTATCACGATGCTAAAAAATGCGTTGATGAACTATTTGAAATATTGTACGCAAACTATCAGTTTTGGGAATATGATTCTTTAATAAACGAACTAAAAGAAGCTAATACTAGAGCAGATGAATATGAAAAAAGTTTTATGAAAGAAAGAAATGCTACTCAAAATTATTGTTTTGGTTATGGAACAATAAAAGCGATATTTTTTCGTAAAAATCTTTTCAGGACAAAAGACGTTCATGTTAGCGAATAATAAAGTATACGGAGTTTGAAAATGGACACAAAGTTTATCAAAACGACTAAAGAAAGAGATTACACTATTATTGACAATACTTTTATTAAAGATTGTCGGTTAAGTTGGAAAGCAAAAGGATTGATGACATATCTTTTATCGCTTCCAGATGATTGGTCAATTCATTTATCTGAAGTTGAAAAACACGCAACGGACGGAAAATCAGCTTTAAGAAGCGCAATAAACGAACTAAAAGAATTAGGGTATCTAAAAGCAGAACAGCAAAGAGAAAACAACAGATTCGCAGAAATGGTTTATATCATTATCGAGAATCCTGACGAAGATTCCCTGTTTACCGATTTTCAGCAAACAGAAAACCTGAATTCAGAAAACCTGCATACAGAAAACCAGACACTACAAAATACTAATAATAACAAAATACTAAAAGAACAAAATACTAATAATATACCCAAACAAAAAAAACACAAAAACGGCACTTTTCAAAACGTATTATTGACAGATGATGAACTTCAAAAACTTATTGAAAGGCTCGGAGAAGAAAAAGCAAAAGCTGTTATAGACAATTTTTCAGAACTTAAAGAAATGAAAGGCTATAAATATAAGTCTGATTATTTGGCGATAATTAAGTGGGGAATCATAGCTTTCGAGAAAAAGCAAAATACAAATTCAAATAAAATTATCCCTGATTTTGTCAAAACTGTGTTTCAGATGATTACAGAACATAATGACAAGCAGACAGAAGCGAAAAGAAAGATGGCCGTTTCAAAAGATGTGGCAACATTCTGCGAAAAAGAGGGCGAAATGCTTATGGAAATATCTGAAAGCCGTACACAGCAAGAAATTATTTCCGCTCTTAAGAACTATCTTTACGTTGCTAATATGAAAAACACATGGGTTAATATGTTTACTTTCAACGCCTTCTGTAAAGGACTTGATAAGTATTTACCAGATTACTTTGACTATGAAGCGTTCGCTGATTACAGAATCGACTATGACCATACGACAGACCCAGATTTGATTTTCGTGAACAAAATGGAGAACGAGCCTGATTTCAATCAGTATCTTTTCGATAAGCACGTTAAAGAATGGGTTGCGAACGGTTGCCCAGAGGGCGAGGAATATTACAGATTGCAGGAAACATGGAGATAGATATGATTGCGAGATTGTTAGGCAAATACGGACGCTTGGAGAAATCCGTCAAGGATTATATCGCAGAAAGACAGTCGGCTATTCCAGAAGATGAAAAAGACAACCTTTTTCAGAGAATCGTCAGGGAATGTCGGAAAAGTCCAGACATGGATTATATACAGAATCTTTTGCGTGACTATGAGCCTAAAAAGAGCGTCAAGGCTTATTACTGGTGTATCTGCCTTGAATGCGGTGCGGAATATGGCGGTAACATGATAATGTGTCCTGTCTGTTACTCCAACGGACTGCTTTGTAAAGACAGGGCGATTAAGACAAGCGAGGAAAAACCAGACTTGCGGAAAGTCATAAGATACAACAAAGCCTGTGAACCGCAGAGCGGATATAAATCATGCTACGTATGTGAAAACAGGTATATGTCGTTCTGCCCTGATTTCGGAGAGCCTAAGAAATGCAGTTATGACGAACAGCGGAACTGCAAATGTTTTTCCTGCTGTCAGCATGAGTATACCATGAACCAGAAAATCGAGCAGAGCATTGCGGTAAATCAGGTAAAGCACAGATATGCAACCCCGCTTTCACAAGCGAAAAACTATAATTGATTATAAACTTTATCTTGACAGAAAAAAGATAATAATGTATAATGAATTATAGACCAGTAAAAGACTGGCAAGGAGAAAAGAAGATGACTAAGGCAGAATTACTTAAAGAACTCGAAGGCTTGGACGATGACGCAATTATCTACGTTCAGGCGGAAACTGGTTGGCATACGTTCAATATCAAGTACACTTGCGACAGGGTAGACGGTACGGAGTTGCAGAACGAAATAACGCTGTATTGTGAGTGAGGTAGTTTATGTTTGAGAAAGAAGCAGAAGAATACGCAGACAGAACAAGAATTAAAGATAAAAATACTTATATCGGTTTTCCCGATGAAAGTATAACCGAAGTTCAAGACTATGAGGGTAATAGAATTGACATAAGAGAACGAATTGAAAAGGCTTTCAAAGATGGAGCTACTTATGTTCTTAAAGAAACTAACAAAAGAATTGATGATTTTGAGAATATGAAAGCCGGTTTAGAATATGAAATTGTCCGACTTAAAGAAAAAATAGAATCTGACAAAGAGTTAATCATGAAACTGCGATTAGCCTTGATTAAGGAACGCACAGCGAATCTTTGCAATGGCATTGACGCTGTTAAGCTGTTCGATGATTTGCTTGACGCAACGATAAAGGCGGAAAAATGAAATATAAGGCTATAGGTAGAATAACTAACTACCGCAACGGATTCCTTGAACTTTGTTTTTCCGATTCAGCGGTGAAAGCCTGTGTCGAAGATGTGCTGAAAGTCTGTCAAGAAAAGCATGGCGGTTATGTCAAGATTGAGATTCAACCGCCTTATAAACAGAGAACATTACCAGAGAATAATCGTTGGTGGGCGATGTGTACGGAGTACGCTAATTATTGCGGAAGTACCAAAGAAGAGGTTGCAATGGGTGTCAAGTGGCGAGCTTGTGACGAGGGGTTATGGGAACTGGTTGACGTTCCTTTCTCAAAGACTGGCAGAAAAGAGCCTAAATCTACGACAGAATCGGACACTAAAGAAATGGCTATACTTATGGAAGTTCTGGAAAGAATAGCGAGCGAAGACGGTTATGTTTTCGAGAATTAGCAATAAATCAAGCTTAATGACAATAAAACGACAAAAGATTGTCACTAAGAAGATAAAAGGGGTATAAAATGGAAAACGATAAATTTGATTTTGATGTTTTTATCGAAGCAGGAAGAAGAGCAAATGAAGAAGCGGAAAAAGAAAAACAAAAAGAAGAAACAAACTACGAAAAAGGTTTTAATGATGGTGTTAAGTTTTTGGGGAATTTTATAAAAAAAAACGAAGAAAAAGATAAAGACAAAACTTTAGAAAAAGCGAAAGAAATAATTTTAAATTTTGATAAGTGTATATTAAATATTATTAAACAAAACAAAGTAGTTTATTGTGAATTTGCTTTAACTGAAGAATTGTTTAATAAGTTTTATGTATTTGTAAAGGAGTGCAAAGAATGAAAAGATACAGGGTAATTCTTGAAGTTGTTTATCCTGTTTCCGTAGAAGCGGAAAACGAAGAAGAAGCGATTGAGCAAGCTTTGCTTGAATGTCCGTATGACAATGCAGATGAAGTCGAGCCTGTCGTGGAAGAAATTGAAGAAACAGAAAAAACTACTGAAAAATGGTGTGATAATTACGAAGAATATCAGAACGCAAGCAATAACGCTACGTTTAGTCAATATCCTATATACAGAGGTTGAAAAATGACAATACGATTATTAAATGCGAATCCGCTTTTCGATTATCGGGAAGCGTGCAAGACAACGTTAGGGATAAATCTTGCGGACGGAGAAAACGGAATTAAACCGCCTAAAAACGAGGTTGAATACTGGATTAGGCAGATAGTGGCGAATCACTCTACTTTGCGGTGTATAAAGTTCCGCATAATTGACGCAGAGCCTAAAAGCGTTGTCATGCAGATAATCAGGGCAACAAAAGGACACCCTCAACCATACGTTCAGTCTAGCAGACCAGACTGGACAGGGAAAGAACGGAGCAAGGACCCATACGAACTGAAACTGTTCGCTCACGACCATACAGCAGAAAGTTTCATCGAAATGTGCAAGCAGAGATTATGCTCACGGACGGAAGATTGCACAAGGTTTGCCGTTGAGAATATTGTCAGGGAAATGCGGAACAGCGACATTCCGTTCATTAAGGCGGTCGGCTTATGCGCAAAGCCTGCGTGTTTCTGGTTGAAAGGTTGCCCCGAAATCAACGGTTGCGGACGCAATAAACCGCTTGCGGATTTGTTTTTGGAGCAGTTTATATGAGGAAAATCAGTCTTGCGAGGGTACAGGAAGCATTCAATTCAGCGATAAAGAAGCGTGACAGAGTTTGCAAAGTTAGGGATTTTGTACCGTGTTGCGGTAGTTTGGAATGCTCACATTATTTCGGGGTAGGTGCTTATCCGTCTTTACGGTTCTACCCTAAGAACGCTTATGCGCAATGCGTCTGTCACCATAGACTGCACCACAGCAGAAAGAAGTTTTACACGGAATGGATTCAGGAACAGCCGTTTTTCGAGAAAATGGATTCTATGAAAAATAAGTACATAAAGTACACAGAGGAATTGAAAGCGATGATAATTACGCTATGTAATTCAGGCAGGCTTGACGAACTTGCGGAACTTATTGAAAAGGAACTTGAATAGAATGACTTTTGCAAAATCTAATTTGAATGATTATATCAAGGTTAAACTTACAGAGTACGGAAGAAAAATATACATAAGTAGTTTTACATCTTTAGGACTTCCAGAACCCCATATTAAAATTGATGAAGAAGGATATACACAATTTCAAATGCACGATTTTATAAATACTTTTGGAAAGTATATCTATATGTGTTGCGAAATGCCTTGCGAAACAACTGTTCAAATACAGGTAGATTCTGTACTTAAAGGAAAGTGTGCTAAAGCAAAAGAGATAATAAAAGAGTTGTTAGATTGTCTGAAACAAGACACAAGTGACCCACAGACGAATCATTATGTTTGTCAATATATGGACAAAGCAGAGCAATTCTTAAAGGAGATTGGATAGATATGAATATTGTTGAATTAGAACTTGATGAAACTCTTGCTGATTTTGAAATACAAGATTGGATTGATAATGTGTTTTCTGTTCAGTTTCCAGAAGTAAAAGCAAAAATTAAACACGGTTGTAATGGAGTATGTCAGAAAAAAGATGAATGGCACGAAATTGAAAGCAAGATTTCTTCTAAAAGAGAAATATCAAAAAAATATATGCCAAAAAACAAAGAAAAGTTTTTGTTAAAGTATCATTTTAGTGGGGATAATGAAATACATATTTCTGCTGGATATTATGACCCTTATGATTTTCAATTTCATATTGCTAATAATCCAAAACACAGAACTGTTTGTGTTATCGCTTGGAAGGAGATTGAATAAATGGCAGAACAAGAAGAAAAATTGGCTATCGAAGCTTTCAGGAAACACATCGGGATTGACGGAAACAGCACGCTCGGAACAAAAAGCGGAACGGTTGAGAGTGTGAGGATTGACGAAGCCGAGTTTTTTCCCGATGTTCCTAACTACTGGAAACAGACAAGAATCAGCATTTACAACATTCTTGCGAAAGACGCAGAGGATTATATCAGGTGTTACGACTTCAATGGACTTCATGTTATCGTTTCACCGACAAAGTATAACGGTACGGAATGGCTTCACGTATCGTTTTCGAGAAAAAGCAGGATTCCAGACTATAAGGACATTCAGCTTGTAAGAAAAGACTTCATCGGAACTGACAAAAAATCTATCATGGTTTTCCCAGAGGAATCGCATTACGTGAATATTGCGGAAACTTGTCTGCACTTGTGGTATTCAGGGAAAAACCCGATACCAGACTTTGACGTTGAGATTTGCGGAATAAGGAGTATATAAAAAACCCTCTGTTTTCACAGAGGGCAAGAATCAAGAAGCAAGCTGTTTTATTTGGGAAAGTTTATTGTGGAGTTCCGTAACGTGCTTATCGATTGGCGAAACTGAATCCTTGAACACGAACTGCTCAACGGAGATTTGGAAAAAATCGCAGATGTTGAGTGCGGTCAGAATACTAGGCATTGAGCCTTTGCACCAGTCGTAATAACGCTGTGTCGGGGTGTTGGTCAGCCTGTAGAAATCCGAAATCGGGATTTTCCGCTCTTCACAGAGTTCCTTGATTCTTAGTCCGAAATTGAAATCCTTGAAATCTAACATAACAATAAAATAAACCAGTCAAGAAATAAAGTCAAGAAAAACCAAAAAGAAATTAAAATAATATCTTGACAAAAAGTGAATTGTAGTATAATATTAAGACATAAACAAGAAAGACCGTAGAAAATACGGCAAGGGGCAAGGAATGAACAACTTAATCGGCAAGACAATCGAAACAAGAGGAGCGAAATATCAGATAACAGGCTACAAAGAAATAGAATCCTGTTATCCTAATATTATCAGAACTTGTAAGGAAACAGGAAAATATCCTGCGTATTTCTTTGGACATAAGATTTTGAGAAGCGGAAAAGTTTCGGCTAAACAGTCTGTAGTTTGCTTGTTCTTCGAGGGAACGGAGCATTTTATCGTAATGTAACACGTAATCCCCCGAAAGGGGGAAAGGAAAAAGAAAATGGAATATATTGATTTTTTGAAAAAAAAGATTGTAATTGCACCTGACAAGGGCGTTGAAGTAAATGCGGACGAAATAAGTCCAGTACTTAAACCGCACCAGAAAGACACTGTTCTATGGGCATTGAAAGGCGGTCAGAGGGCAATTTTCAGCTCGTTCGGACTTGGAAAAACGATAACACAGCTTGAAATTATGCGCCTGATAACGAAGCATGAGGACGGAAAGTGTCTTATCATTACACCTCTGAATATCGTTCATGTTTTTCAAGAGGACGCTAAAAACCTTTTAGGCGGTCTTGAAATCGAGTATATCAAGACACAGGCAGAAGCGGAAAAAAGCACGGCAAGAATCGTTATAACTAACTATGAGCGTGTACGTGACGGAGATATTAAGCCGTCATATTTTCTTGCGGTTTCTCTTGACGAAGCGAGCGTTTTGAGATCGTTCGGTTCTAAGACATATCAAGAGTTTTTGCCGAGATTCCAGACGGTGAAATATAAGTTTGTCGCAACGGCTACACCTTCACCGAATAAGTACAAAGAATTGATTCATTATGCAGGTTTTCTTGGTGTAATGGATACAGGTCAGGCTTTGACAAGATTCTTTCACCGTGATTCTACGAAAGCGAACAACTTGACTTTATATCCGCACATGGAAAATGAGTTTTGGGCATGGGTAAGCACATGGGGATTGTTTCTTTGCAAGCCGTCAGATTTGGGATATTCCGATGAGGGATATGACTTGCCCGATGTCAAATACATCTACCACAAAGTGGAAGTGGATAATTCTACAGCAGGATTCGAGAGCAACGGACAAGGTAAGCTGATACGTGATTCTGCAATGGGATTAAAAGACGCTTCCAAAGAAAAACGTGATTCTATTCCGCAAAGAATCGAAAAAATGCTTGAAATTATCAACGAAAACCCAGATGACCATTTTGTTATCTGGCATGATTTGGAAGCGGAAAGACACGCTATCAAAAAAGCACTTCCAGAAGCAAGGGAAGTTTTCGGTTCGCAGGATTATGAGAAAAACACGGAAATAACTTTGGGTTTTGAAAACGGAGAGTTCAAGTATCTTGCGACAAAACCTGATATTTCGGGGCAGGGTTGCAATATGCAGTATCACTGTCACAAAGCTATATTCTTGGGAATCGGCTACAAGTTCAACGATTTTATACAGGCGATTCACCGCATTTACAGGTTCGGGCAGGATAAACCAGTAGAGATTCACATAATTTATGCTGAAAGCGAACAGGCGGTACTTGATACGCTTCAAAAGAAGTGGGAACAGCATAATTATCTTGTTTCGAAAATGGAAGATATAATCAAGAAAAACGGCTTGTATTCCACAGATACGATAGAGAAGCTTGTCAGAAGCTTTCAGGCTAACAGGGTAGAGGTTGACGGACATAATTTCAGGGCAATTCAGAATGACAATTGTCTTGAACTGCCTAACATTCCCGATAATTCAGTCGATTTGATTCATACTTCCATACCGTTCAGCAATCATTATGAGTACACGCCTAAATATAATGATTTCGGGCATAATGCGGATAATGAGAAGTTCTTTGAACAAATGGACTTTCTTACCCCGCAGTTGTTGAGGGTTTTGAAACATGGCAGAATTTGCGCTGTTCACGTAAAAGACCGTATATTGTTCGGGAATGCTACAGGAACAGGAATGCCGACAGTAGACCCATTCTCTGATATGACAGTATTCCACTTTATGAAACACGGTTTTCAGTACATGGGCAGAATCGTAATTTTGACCGATGTCGTCAGGGAAAACAATCAGACTTACAGGTTAGGTTGGACGGAACAATGCAAGGACGGAACGAAAATGGGAATCGGTTGCCCTGAATACGTTCTTTTGTTCCGCAAGTTACCGACAGACACGACAAAAGCCTATGCGGACACACCTGTATCACGCTCTAAAGACGAATACACGAGGGCGCACTGGCAGATTGACGCAAGCGCATTCTGGCGAAGTTCGGGGAATTGTCTTGTAACTCTTGAAGATATTAAGAACAGTTCGGTGGACAGCATCGGCAGATTCTGGAAAGAATATTCAAGGAACAATGTTTATGATTATGACAAGCACGTTGAGCTTGCAGAGGAACTTGAAGAAAACGACAGGTTGCCGTCAAGTTTCGGGGTAATGGAAAACGGAAGTTGGAGCGGTTTCGTTTGGGACGATGTAAACAGAATGCTTACTTTGAACAGCGAGCAGAAAAGAAAAGACTTGCAGTTCCATATATGCCTTATGAAAGGCACTTTGGTACTCACCCGCAACGGATACAAAGAGATTCAAGATGTAAATATCGGCGATGAGGTGCTTACACACAAAGGGAACTGGAAGCATGTTATCGCTAAAGCCTGTACCGCAAAAAATGCTAAGGTTGTACAGACAAAAGCTCAAGGCGTTCCGCATCTTGTAACAACACCTGACCACAAGCTGTGGTGCAGAAAAACAGATAAGGTACGGCGTTCAGAATATCTTGAAAAGACTGAACCTACATGGATTGAAGCACAAGAAACTAAAGGCGGATTCGTAAACTTGAAACTGCCAGAGGTTGAAGAAAATGACATTGATATAGGCGGTTGGTGGATTATCGGTCGGTATCTTGCAGACGGTCATGTAGACGCTCGTGATAGCCAGTATTTCATTTCAGTTAGAAATGAAAAAATGACAGAGTTTGAAAACCATGTAAAGGCTTATATCGGTTCAATTTATCAGCATGAAGGTTGTAAGCAGGTCGGGTTGAAAGACCTTCCACAGAATGTCCGTGATATGCTTAAAAAGTGCGGTAAAGGTGCATTGAATAAGCAAGTGCCTATTGAAGGTATCTGTAATACACAGGAAAAAGCGGAAGCTCTGCTGTCTGGATATCTGTCTGGTGACGGAAATGTAACAGGCAATGCTACTTCTGCAAGTTCAGTTTCCCGCGCATTATTGCTCGGTATGGCAATGGTGGCACAGCGTGCAAGAGGTGTAATTCCGTCTGTCTTTGCAGGGAAAAAGGCAGGTAAGCACATAATACAGGGGCGTGAGGTTGAACAGAATCAGCTCTGGGTTATGTCATGGCGAAACGGAAAACACAGTACAGGCAAAATCTTGAATGACGGAGCTTGGAAAGCGGTAACCGGAGTGATTGATAAAGGAACTGGTGAGACTTGGAGTATACAAGTTGAAGATGATGCAAGTTATACAGCCGAAGGTTGCATTGTCAAAAACTGTCCGCTCCAAATAGATATTGTGAAGCGCATTATCGACCGCTATTCGATGAAAGGCGAAACAGTCTTAGACCCGTTCGCAGGATTGTTCACAGTACCGTATGAAGCCGTAAAAATGGGGCGCAAGGGCATAGGAATCGAACTTAACGAGCAGAGTTTCAAAGACGGACTGGCTTATATGCAGGAAGCTGATATTCAGCAGAGCGCACCGACACTTTTTGATATTATGTGAGGTGGATATGTACAGCAAAGCAATGAGGAAACAAGCGGAAGAAGTTCAGGCGGTTTTTGCCGCTTCCATGCGGAAAATCTTGAAGCAGAACAAAATCAGACACAAAGATTTCGCTAAAGTTTTGGGAATGAATCTCAACTCTTTCGAGCGGAAACTTAATCATAGCGGAACAGTCGGTTTCAGGCTTGACGAAGCTTTAAGGATAGCGCATGAGCTTGCGGAAAGCGTTGAGGATTTGGCAACAGGTAATGTTTAAGGGGGGAACGTATGTTAGATGAAGGTGTTCCAGAATGGCAAGTTGATGAGTTCAATCGGTATTGCACTACGTTAAGAAATGAACGTAATGAAAAAAGAATAGAAGAGCTTGAACTTAAAAACAAAGAGCTTGTTAAAATTTTACAAAAGAAACTTAATGATTTGGGAAATGCTTTTTGCAGACAACAGGAAGAGATTCAAGCTCTGAAAGAAGAAGTGTTTAGTTTAAAATTCAGGGGGATTGTATGAAAGAAACAATCTATATCGCAGGAGCGATAACAGGGAACTATGATTATCGGAACGACTTCCAGAAAGCGGAAAAACATCTGAAAGAAAACGGATTCGAGAAGATACTTAATCCTACGGTTCTACCTGATAACTTGGAGCATGAGCAGTATATGGCGATATGTTTCGCAATGATTGACGTGTCGGACACGGTTTATTTCTTGCGGAACTGGCGAGATTCAGACGGAGCGACTAGGGAATATTATCACGCTATGTCGCAGAAGAAAAAGATTATTTTCGAGGGTGTTTTCTAGTGGACTATGAGATATTCGAACGTTTCTGCATACAATCGGAAGCGATAGGCGATAAACGAGCTTTGAAAGAAATCAAGAAGCGATATGGAGATTACGGCTTGTCGGTAGTCTGGCAGAATCTGGAAGCAGAGAGAAGAAAACAGGGGGATTTATTCAATGAAAGATTATGAGGTTACTTTTAACGGTGAGCCTGTAAAATTAGTTTCTGGCTTCTCTGGATTTGCGGAAAACATTTCAGGCTTGGAGCTGACCAGAGAGATAAAGGGCGAGTTTTCTTTTGAGTTGCCTAAGAAAGATTTTAATTTTATAAAGACTGCGTTTTCCGGGAAGAAATACGAAAAAACCTGTAAGCAGATAGCTGAATGGATTAACGCAAGAGTAAAGGAGTTCAGCGAAAGAAACCATATTCCTGTTAAATACTGGCAGACTAAAGGCGAGATAAGGCGCACAAGAAACTGCGTGGAAGTCTTTTATGACGTTCTAAGGGTTTGCGGAGCGTCTTTAAGTGATGATACTTATGTTGTATGCTTATATTAAGAAATATCTTGAAAAATTATCAATAACGGTGTAAAATAGAGGTAGATATGGACTTAAACGGACTGGCGAAACAAGCCTTTGAGATAGCAAAGACAAGAGGGCAGAAAACGGACGCACTTTCTTGCTTAAAGCATTGTTCAGGCGAACTGGTGGAAGCAACGGAAGCCTACAACAACTGGACGTTCAATGTCGGTGACGATGTGCAGTTCGCAGATGAATTAGCGGACGTTATCATGTGCATACTAACGCTTTCAGCGAGCGAGAACATAGATATAGAAATAGCTCTGAAAAAGTGTCTGGAAAAGAACAGGAAAAGGGCAAAGTTTCACAGCTTCATGAAAGATGTAAAAGAATATGAGGTAGTGTCGGCAAGCGAAGCTAACAAGGGGCAAGAATGAAAGAAATCAGGACGATAGAAATAAAGTGTGACTGCAAAGACAGGCTCAATATTGCTGAAATGTCGGAATTACAGGGCGGTTTGAAGCAAAGAACGGACGTAGACTACGACAAAATAAAGCTGTCAATTTTAAAGTACGGTTTTTCTTTTCCGTTTTTCTGTTGGAAAGACAACGGCAAAAACTGGATTCTGGACGGTCATGGGCGCATGGCTACGCTCTGCAAGATGCAGAAAGACGGTTATCTTATTCCAGACCTACCAGTGGTTTATGTCGAAGCCGACAACATAAAACAAGCGAAAGAAAAACTGTTGCGCCTTAATTCTACATACGGACGCATGAGCCGGGAGTCGGTGCTTGAATTTGCAGAAGATATTGATTTGAACTTTGACGAAATAGCACTTCCCGATAGCGTAATTGATTTTAGTTCGGAAGAAGGGGGCGAAGAAACAAAAGAAAAGCCAGAAGTAGAATTTAATGAAAGTTATTCTGTCGTTGTACAGTGCATAAATGAAGAAGAATGCGAAGAAGTTTTTAATACTTTAACTTCTCAGGGGTATAAATGCAAAGTTTCGACATTGTAAAAGAAAACGAAATTGAAGAAACATTCAGAGTATCAAAAATCAAGAATGACTTCGATTTGAAAAATGAGCATTGCAGACTTGAACTGCGGGGGGGGGTAGATATTCCAGATAATTGGAATATCGGAGTTATAACAGGCGGAAGCGGAACGGGAAAATCAACTATTGCAAAAGAGATATTCAAAGAAAAGGTTGTTGTTGGATTTGAATATACTCATAAATCAGTAATAGATGATATGCCGAAAGCAGACATAAACGAAATTGAAAAAATGCTTTATTCTGTCGGGCTTGGTTCTGTTCCTAGTTGGTTAAAGCCATATCAAGTTTTATCAACAGGTGAGAAAATGCGTGTTGATTTGGCTAGGGCTTTATTGGAAAATGATTTTATTGTTTATGATGAATTTACATCAACAGTAGATAGACAGGTTGCAAAAGTTCTTTGCATCGCATTAAATAAGACATTGAAGGAACATTACCCCGAAAAGAAATTTGTTGCGGTTTCCTGTCATAAAGATTTTATTGAATATCTACAACCCGATTGGGTTTATGATACAGATACAGGACAGACGGTTTTTCCGTTAGCCCACGACCTAAAAAAACATTCACAATCAGAGAATGTAAAATTAGCGAGTGGGCAAAGTTTAGGAAGTATCATTATCTAAATACAGAAATAAATAAGGCTTGTAAATGTTACGGGCTTTATGATGATAAAAATATAATTGGTTTTTGTGCGGTAAAACATTATCCACACCCAAAGGTTAAAAACTTAAAAATGTGTAGTCGCTTGGTAATCCTGCCAGATTATCAAGGAATCGGATTAGGCATAAAGTTTTTGACAATTATTGCAGAGAAATACAAAAAAATGGGTTTTCAATTTGACATTGTAACATCTGCAAAAAATATGATTATGGGATTGAGCAAAAATAAGAAATGGAGATTTTCAAGATATTCAGTGAATAAACAAGATGGCGGTTTATTATCTTGTCGAAAATCTTGCAGAAGAAATAATAAAACGGGAACTTTTCAGTTAAGATAGCACGATTATTGCACGAGAAAGGGGGAAATATGAACGAACAGAATTTGAGAACACCCACGACAGACGAAGCAAAAGAAATGCAGAAAAAATCCGCAGAAAAACGAAAAGAAAATAACGCAAAGAAAAAACTTATGTCGCAGATTTACGCAGAGTTCCTTGAAAGAGAATATTCTGTTAGAGTGGGCGAATCGTCAAAGAAACTTTCTGGCGCAGATTTGGTAAATGAAGCGATGAAGAAAATAATCGCAAGAGGTGATAGTTCGACAGTTTCTCTTATGAAAGAACTTAGAGAGGGAACAGAGGGGAATAAAGTTCAGTTGTCAGGTGAAGTAATAACGACAGCACAGACAACGGAAGAAAGAATTAAGTCTTTCAGGAAGCTTATGGGGATAACCGAAGATAACAATGGTTAAAGGAACCTACAAGCGAGCAGAGTTGGTTATTCCCAGAATCACCGAGAAGCAGTTTATCGCTTTATCGGCAGAAGAGCAGAATGAGTATATGCGCCTTTTCCGTGAACAGGTTACACCGAAGTTCGAGGAATGGCGAAATCCGCACCCTGTAAAAATCGGGGTAGGCGGTCGTGGAGCAGGAGCGAAAAGCGAAAGCACGGCAAGTCTTTTGATTCAGTTTGCGGAACACCCTGACTATTTCGGGGAAAATATAAAGGTTATCTGTTTGCGTTCAGTCCAGAAGTCAATCAGGGATTCAAGCTATTCCCTCTTATGTCGAAAAATCGAAGAGTTAGGATATACGGACTTTGACGTTACCCAGAATTACATCAGGAACACGACAAACGGAAGCTATTTCACGTTCAACGGCTTGAACGATTTCACCAGTTCGCAGTTGAAGTCACTGGACAACTATACGGTAGCGTATATTGAAGAGGCGGACGGAGTATCGCTTGAAACATGGGATACTCTTGAAGCGACAATCCGTAAGGAATGGATTCATAACGGCAAGAAACATCAGGCTGAAATATGGGCGGTGTATAATCCTAACACTACGAATGACCCGATTACACAGAAGTTTGTCACTAATCCGAAAGAAAACTGGCTGATAACAAAATGTGAGCCGTTGGCAGAAGACAATCCGTTTTTTCCCGATAACCTTTTGGAGAAATACGAAGCATTAAAGGAACGTGACCCAGAGGAAGCGAAGCACGTTTATTTAGGTTATCCGAGAAACAAGCAGTTAAATGCAGTCTGGCTTGTGTCAGATGTAATGGACTGTACGGACGAAAACAGGAACACGGAGAAAGCGATAGAGGGCAAGACGGAAATAGGAATTGACGTTGCGAGATTCGGCAACGATAATTCAGTCATAACGAAAAGAAAAGGATTTGCGGTTCTGGACATTCAGAAAGTACACGGATTCAACACGCAGGAAGTTGCAGGATTAGCGTGGGAAATGGCAGGACGGAGCAAGACCGTATCAATGAAAATCGATATAGGCTATAATCAGGGAGTGTTCGACTTGTTGCAGGAATGGGGAGCGGACATAACACCTGTTAATTTTGGGGGAACGGCTAACAATGCGGAAGTATATGCTAATTGCGCAAGTGAAATGATGTTCGACTTGCCGATTAAGGATATGTACATTCCGAAGCATTTGCTGACGCAGACGCTTCTTGAAGATTTGACCGAAAGGCAATACTTTTATAATTCAAGAGGGCAGAAACAATTAGAGCCTAAAGACAACAGGAGCGAAACCGCAAAAAGCTGTTTCAAGAACAGACATAACGGACGTTCACCAGATGAGGGGGATTCTCTTTGTTTGGCGTTCTATGAGAAGCACATAAACAGACCGATGTTATATTAAAAGGGGGCAATATATGCGTAGATTCAGAGAAAAGAAAGAGGATTTGAGCGAAATGTTAAAGGAACTGAAAGTAGGTGATACACCGATTCTGGACACGGTTTCAGGGTACGAGATAACCAAAGTTCCGAACGGATTCGTGTACAAAAGCGAATACGCAGGAATGGTTTTTGTTCCAGACTTCACGGAGAAAGTCGGAACGATAAAGAACAGCGTTGCGAAAACAGAGCCGAAGGGAAAAGTTGAGAAATAATCATTGACTTTATTTCCGTTACGGTTTAATATTTAGTTGTCGGGGTGATAGCCGACAACATAACCACGCACAAAAAAAGCCTTTACGCAGACACAAGAATCCTTTACGTGGTGGGATATGCGACTTATCATCGCCTTGTGTTTGTATAAAGGCTTTTTTTATCCGTTGTCGGTGAATCGAAAGACGGACGGCAGGACGGATAAAACCAGAAGCAATTACTGTGGGAACTGTTCAAAGTTGCATTGCTATGCGAAAGATACGGCAAGAACAGCAGTCATAACGGACTGATAGAGGTATCAAAATCGGAGTACGTTATTACACCCGATTGCCCGAAGCGGTGACGGCTCCTGAAAAGGAATTAAAAAAACCGACAAGAGCATAAAAGCAATTCTATACTTCATTGTATAGGGAAACTGCTATGCCCTTAACAGTTCTGGACTGAAAGGAATTTAAAATAATATTGATATTATCATAAAAACATGGTAATATAACTATAGCCTGAAAGTGCTAATCTCATGAGTAAGGCAAATTCTAAAAGGAGATTAGACAACATGAACACGGAACAGATTATAATTTTCCAAAACGGAACAATCGGAGAAATTAAAGGTTTTATTGATGAAAAAACAGGTGAGCCTTGGTTTCTTGCAGGAAAAGTTTGTGATTGCTTGAAGATAAAAAATTCAAGTGAATCATTACGCAAACTGAAAGAAAAGCATTTACGTTATGGCGATAAAATAGATGGGGTCTTGATTCGTGAGGTCGTCATAAAAGACAGTTTAGGAAGAAAAAATAAGGCTAAAATTATAAATGAAACATTATTATACGAGTTGATTTTTCAAAGTCAGACAGAAAAAGCGTTTCATTTTCAACAATGGATTTTTTCAGAGATTCTACCGTCTTTGCGCAAGCATGGCGAGTATCGTATGCAAGGCAAGATGATTAGAAGAAGCTTAACTGATACGATAAAAACAGAGATTGCGGACAAAACGGATAACGTCAACGAAAAGAAGTTTTGTTATTCTAATTTTTCACGGCTGATAAATAAGTCTTTGGGTTTATCAAGTAGCGTTGACAGAAGTACGTTAGACGATGAAACGCTTGAAAGAATCGCAAGGCGTGAGAATCTTGTGCAATCCATGCTTGCAGAGGGCAGAAGCTATAAAGAAATTAAAACTTATCTTGAAGAATATCAGGGGTAAATCATGGTCAGATACTGCGAAGATTGCATATACTACGATGAATCAAAAGAGAAATGCACGAGCCGAAAGAAAACGACTAAGGACGCTGATTCTTGTAAAGAGTATTTCAGCGTATCGGACGAAGAAAGCAAGGATTTGCTCAACATAAGCGAGGATTAAATGACGTTAGCGGAACTTACGAACATTTTGCAGAATCTCTGCCATGAGGGAATGGCGAATAAGGTTGTAATCATTAACGGAAAGAAAGCTGAAAACTTTTCCGTGATGAAGAAAGGCGAAACTGTTGAGATAAAGCTATGACGTGCAATGATTGCGAATGGTACACTACAGACGAAGGTGAAAACGGAAAAATGGATTTACGGCAAGGATTTTGATTCTGTTCAAAACTTCGAGCCGACACCAGAAAATCTTGAAAAAAAATATTACATTCAAGACGTGGAAGGACTTATTTTTATGACAAACGGGAAAGGCATAAAAAGCCTGAAAGATGATAACTCCTGTTATGGGTTCAAAGAAGTGGAATATGCTTAAATATCACAACATCAAGACAGTAGTTGACGGTATCACGTTCGACTCAAAAAAGGAAAGCCAGAGATATTTGGAGCTGAAAGTTCTGGAAAAGTGCGGAATGATTCAGGATTTACGGCTTCAAGTACCTTTTGAAGTCTGCCCTAAAAAGAACGGCAATAACAGGGCGAGATATTACGTAGCTGATTTCGTGTACGCGGAACACGGAAAGCGGATTATCGAGGACGTGAAGAGTAAGATTACTCGGAAAAATCCTGTATATTCTTTGAAAAAGGCTCTTGTTCTGGCGAACTATCCAGAATATATTTTCAGGGAAACGTGAAAAATATTTTTGTAAACATATTGACAAAACAGAATAAACATGGTAGTATGATATTAAAGATAAGGGAAGACCGTAAGAAATTACGGCAACAGAAAGGAGTAACGACTATGAAAACACCTACAAAAGCAGAGCAGAAAGCAGTAAGAAAAGAAATCTGGATTGACCAGATTAAGACAGCTATTTACATGGCTGATGAAGCTATCCGCAAGAATCCAGAGGATAACGGAACTTGTAATTTCGATATGGTTATGATTGAGAAAGAGCCGTGGTTCACATACGCTGAAATCATCGATATGTTCAAGCAGTGCGGAATTAAGGGTGCTTGTAAGGCTTCCGAATATTCAAGACATTATTCGAAGTTGATTGCGCTTCCTAACTACGTAGGACAGGCAGACAAGAATACACGTTGGGCAGAAACGTTCAAATACTGGTTGCAGGAGCAAGGTTTCAAGTGCTCGATGTACTACCAGTGCGATTAAATAAAAATCCCCTCTTTATGAGGGGTAAGGGGAATAGGAATGGCAAAACCTTTCCATAAACTGTACGTAAAAATAGATGGCGTTGCAAGATTCTTCGATGAAAAAGATAATGAAGTTCCGATAAGAACGGAGCAAGTCTCATATATTTACAAAGTGACCTATGACGGCAACTCCAAGACCAGAGAAGAAATAATCAAAGAAATAAAATCTAAAATGTTTCATTAAAAGGGGGTGAATCATGGACTTGACAGTTTTTATATCTGTGATAATCGGAACAATAGCAGGAAGATTTATTTATGATTTGATATTTCCAGATAAAGGAACAGAAAATGATACAGGAAAAAAACATTAAACAGGGAATGAGAGAATACGCAGATGAAAGCCTTAAAAAAGGTTATTTATTGTACGTGTATTATTCGCTAAACGGATATTACAGCTTCAATGCCGTAGACCCTAAGAATGTTAATATTAAAAAGTTCCTAAAAAAAGGCTATGCGTATGAAAACAAGCTTTATTCCTCTTATGAAGAGGTGGAGCGGAAACTTTCACAACTTAACAAGATAAAACCAGATGACATAGACGTTGAAATCGGACTGAAGAATAACCAGATTTCAG